GGTGGTTTTAAGAAGCTACAAAACGCTATCAAACCTGGGACGTCCTCGTTGGACGCGACAAGTTGGACTGATACTTTTTCAAGTAAAATTCAGAAAAGAGTCGTTTCTAAGTTATTCGGCACAGAATTCTGTGACGCATGGTCTAGATTAGTAGTCCATTGTAACTGGAATGTTAAAGATACTGATAAAAAAATCAAGTATTTAACAGTTCAGGGAATGGGTACTAAGGGCTCTTTTCAGATAGCTAGTTTAACTTATCTTCTCGTTATGGAATTCCTAACAAAGAAGAACTATCCTGATGAATACGGAAAGAGAGTGAAATCGAGAGATTTCATTGATCTCTTTAACCAAATAGGTGATGATTCTTGGAATCAAGACCCAGATGGTACTGTCCGTAAAGATTTAATTGAATTGGTAGGAATGCCTATCAATTTGAGTAAATCAAAATTCTCAACTGATGAAAATCTAGTTGGAGAATACGTCTCCCGTAATATCAATTACGGTAAAGACGTTAGCAGGATCTCTCTGAATTTATGTCGTCAAGTGGGTAAGAATCTCTTCTACCTACCTGACCTTATTAAACATTTAGAAGAACGGACGGAATCTTTCGATATCCACGTTCTGATAAATTTTCTCAGATCGAGAGTTAAACAGGATGGAAAACCTTATTACAAGGACCATGTATGGTCCTCGTTATATAAGACCTTGATAGTTGACAATATCATCCATGATGAGAAAGTCTTCTATCGCCTTCTTGTGGACTTAGAAAAATCGTTATCTAATTCTCCTGTAAAGGAGGATGATTTAACAATACTTCGGTCACATTTTGCGGACACTGAACGTTTTGAAACGTTGAAGTTTCTGCTTTTACTCCAAGATTGTGAATATATGTATTCCACGATCGAGGAATCGTTTTTATCGAGTAATGATCTGATTAGGGATTACCCAATCGAGATCATGCACTCATTTAACGGCCAATATTTCCTTATGAGAAACCTCGTAAGGGAAATAGGTATCCTTGAACTGAGCTCACTACGTGCAGCTTACACTTCAAGGGAACGGATACGTGATGGACTGTCTGGAATATATCTAGACACGTTTGATATCACCAATCTAGAATCCCTTAATTCTTCCTTAGCAATTATGCAAAAGGATCTTTCGGAGATTCATGAAGTTGTTGTTTATGGAAAATATTATGAAAATAA